CTCCTGATTTTAATTATATCCACATTACATTAGCATACGCATCTAAACCTTTATTAGAATAAGATTTAGCATATCCTAATTTAGATTTACAATCTTTAATAATGTTAGTTAATTCTTCTTGTTGTTTTTCTGTTCCATTAAAAAGCAATGGATTTCTGCGAGCATTTCTTAACTTCTTTTCATAATATTTTTTTTCTTCATTTGTCATTTTTTTATCCTCTTGATTTTAATTATAATTGAATTAATTTTCTATACTCAACACCATAACCATTGTTAATATATATTATTTCAATTTGGTGGTTATGCTCATTTAATTTAATCCATTTTTCTTGATCTTCATATCTTTCGAATGTTTTTATTTCCCACATTTTTTTATCCTCCTATTTTCTTTATACGAAATATTTAATAACTTGTTCAAGCGTTATGTCAATTAATTGATTATTGTTTTCAATATCTTCAATCAAAAAATATTCATGTTCCTCGTTTGGCAGGAAGATTGTAATATCTTCTTCTTGATGAGAAATATTCGGTCTTACATCTCTATGCTCTTGATAAGTATCAACGAAACCATAAATACCATTTTTTTCTAATGTTAACAATAAACCTTTGATCATCAACATTTCTTTTATTGTTGTTTCTTTATTCATTTTTTATTCCCCTGATTTTAATTACTATAATTTTCTAATATTAAATGTTCAACTGTATCATATATATCATTAAATATATCTTGAGCAGCTTCATTATATTCAGTTGTATCATCTTCATTAGTTACGATACATTTTTTATCATAATCTTTACCGAATTTAAGACGCAAGATCATGTCCGCAATTTCGGAAGTTGTTTCAATTAATTTATCATCATTCATTTTTTATTCCCCTGATTTTAATTACTATACTATACTATACTATACAGAGAGGCTATATTTAGCCCCTCATTAGCCCCTAATTTCTTCTTTAATTTTCTTAATATCTTGTACGCTTAACATATTAGAGAAAACTTCATCAAGATGATTACTTTCACTTAATATCTCTTCGCCCACAATATAAGCGTACATATTAGCAATCTTTTCAGCGTCGCTAAAATCGGTTGTAACTTCACCGAAGTTGCCCTGCTCATAGTCTTTTATCATTTCGATTATATCAAAAGTTTCAGCACCTAAAAACTCTTTAGCTTTATGATTACCAATAATGAAATAATCTGTATTACATAGCTCGTGGTGTAAATCACAAGCGTAAGTATCCACATAATTATTATCTAATTTATTTAATATATCTTGTCTTACTTCTTCTTTTTGATTTATCATTTTTTTATCCTTTAATTTAAATTACTGATCTCATCAGGTAGCCAACTAGACTACGACGCACCGCAGTGCGTTTCGATCTTATTTATATTCCTCAAAGTTAACTGAAGTAGAAACAAAGAATTTGTATTTGTTTTCAAGATACTTCCAGTCAACCTTATGATAATTATCAACTGTAATTGGACAGTATTCTTCGTACCAATCGCCCTCTTGTAAGGCTAGATGATTTGTCAGCAGCCACTCAGTTGATACTACTTTATTATCGTACTTTATTTCATTTAAGTTATCTTCGTATATACCTTGTAACTCTTCTTCAGCGAATTTTGTTAATTTATTTATCATTTTTTTATCCTTCCTGATTTTAATTTATTATTTGTTAAATATTGATTTGTTGTTAAATTCAACTAATACTGAAGCTTCAAAACCGTTTACAAAATCTTTTAATCTTTGGAGTAATTCTTCTGTGGTTTTGGCTTCAAGTATATTATTACTACAGCCATTTTTCTTTATAATTCTTGCAATTGCAGGTTGTCCAAAATGAGGATAGTTATAAAAATAACTTCCCACATTATGAGTTGAATTATCTAAATCATAAGCATTTATATTTTCATTTGAAAGTTGATTTAATGTATCAACTAATTTGATTATTTGTTTTTCATCATTTAATTTTTTTTCATACCATTTCATTTGTTTTCCTTTGGTTAATTTATTATTTGTTTTATTCATAAAAATCATTATCCATAATTTGACATGTTCGTCAATAGTTTTTTTTATTTTTTTTTGACATATATTTTTAACCTTTATTTTTAACTAATTAAATTAAGATATTTGTTTAATCTTTTAATCCGGATCAGCTCCAGATTTTTCTTATCGCACACGTAAAAAAATAAATAAAAAGAATCGCAGCAGTTAATCATTCGGTATAAATGTATCGATAAAAGATATCGATTTAAAAATATCGATAAAAAAATATTGATTTGCAAAATTTTAGCCTAGTGGGGCATATTCAGGGGGGGGTGCCGGACACCGGATGCTGTGTATGTATGTATTTAGACCCCTACCAACTTTTTAAATATTTGATCTTGCTGTCAAATTTTATATATGCGATAGGAAATATATGGAATCACAACAATCGATATATGCACATCTACAAGATATAGCTACCGATAATAAAAAACTATGGTCCTATAGTGGTAAGTTAAGTCAGCTATACAAATCAGAATCAAAGCTGAAAGAGCAATCAAAAAAATCTGCTATCAATTTAGATGACAAAGAATCATTACGACAATCAGTCCTAGAACACTTATATGCAGAAAGTTCAAAAGGTAATGCACAAGCATCAGATAAACTAGCTAGATTAGCTGGGTTAGGAGAAGAAACTCAAGATATAATTATTGAGATAGTAAATTACAATCCACCTAAAGCAAAGAAAGGAAAGAAGAAATTAACATCTTCGAACACATAAATGGATTAGCTATAATGAAATGTATGTTATGCAAAAATATATTTTTTATTCTAGATATGCCTATGCAATTGAATGATCCTGATTTTTGTCCCTACTGTGGATGTGAATTTGAACTAGAAATTGATATTAATTAGACCCTTAATAGGGGCTAGTGTTAGACCCTATGTATAGTAATAGTATAGTAATGAATGATAGAAATAAAAGTTGCGAAGAATGTTGTTGCGTAGACTCGGAAAGTAATCCAATTCTTGAAGAGTGGGACAAGCAAGGGTTTCTTGTAAAAAGTATATGCATGATGTGTTATGCAGAAAATCTAGATGAAAATAAGAATACCAACGATTGAGCCAAGAGATTATCAAATACCTTTTTTAAAAGCGTTTGATAGTGGCATACAATATTCAGTTATATCGTGGCATAGACGAGCAGGTAAAGATGTTACGTCATTCAATGCTATGATCAAGCGTGCTATACAAACACCAGGTAACTATTACTACCTATTCCCTACTAGAGCATGGGCCCAGCGTGCTTTATGGGATAACATATGTGAATGGGCTGGTGGTAAAAAACTAATCGATTTGTTATGTCCACCGGAAATAGTACGCAGAAAAAACAATTCAGACTTTTTTCTTGACTTAATCAATGGCAGTAGAATAAAGATAGATGGAACAGATAATCTAAATTTCGTTGGACAAGGAGGATCAGGATATGTTTTATCAGAGTTTTCTTTACACAAAGAAGAAGTATCCGGATTCCTTGCACCTATATTAACTGAAGGTAGTGCATTTGTAATATTCAATGGCACACTACGAGGAAAATCAAATCATTTATGGAGATTATATGAAAATAATAAAGAAAATAAAAACTGGTTTACACAATGGTATCAACTGGGGGATACAAAAACTGCGTATTGGGTTGGTAGCGGTATGGATATTAATCCAGAGCTTGCTAGTAAAATTAGTCCTTATGATGGAAAAGCTTATAAAAATATTCAAGAAGATGTTGACTCGGGGATAATATCCTATGCAATGGCTCGTCAAGAATATTTGAATGAAGCCATTTCTCAAGTAGAAAATAGCTACTATGGTCACGAGCTTGAGGTTTTAAAAAATGAGGAGAGGTATGGAAATCTCGATATTGGAAATGGGAGTGTATTTACTTTTTGGGATTTGGGTACTTCTGATGCTACAGCCATAATATTTGCACAAGTTATAGATGGTAAACCTATTATAATAGATTATCACGAGTCTAGTGGTAAAAAAATTGAAGACTATGCGATAGTAGTAAACAGTAAAAACTACAAGTATGGTGGCCACTTTGCACCGCATGATGTATCCAAGCGTATGTTGTTTGGTGATCTAGTATCTACAGCAAAAGAAGTAGGTATAGATTTTAGACGTGTACCAAAAACTAGCTCGGTATTACAAGATATAGAAATATGTAGACGTAAAATGCGAGAAGTATATATTCATACTAGGTGTGAAGATTTATTAGAACATCTTGAGCATTATAGAGAAGGACCAAGTGGTCGACCTGTACATGATAAACACTCTCATGCAGCTGATGCATTTAGAACAATGATCATGGGAATACATTTAAATCTTGTACACCCTTATTTATCAACAGGCAAACAAATTAAATTACCAAACACAGTAGGGAAGGCAGAAGAGTATGTCGATTGGGAATCCAATACAGCTAGCGAAAAACCGCTATGGAAAAGATTTCGAGAGTCTAATGGACTTTTATCTGACTCATGGAGTGGTGTATAGTGATGATAAAGTTTTTGTTATGGCTATCATGCATAACAAAGATGCATTGTTAAAAAATAAAAAGAAAGAGCTTGACAATCTAAATTGTTGGTATGTACATTACGCAGCAGGGGATATTTCTCGTTTATTTGAAATCGCACCCTATGAATTAGAGTGGGCATTATTTGAACGAGGAAAAAATAAACCACTCAAATGTTATAAAGTAGATAGGATAAGGAGATTAATTTATGGGAGGCGGCAGTAGTACACCTAGACCACCAAAGATCAAAACACCACCACCACCGGTTGAAGACATATCAACAGCATATCAATCTCCAACTATGCGTCAAGAAATAGCCAGACGACAACGACGTGGTGCATTTGTAACTCGTGGACAAACATTAGGAGCAAGTGGAGAAGTTCTTGGTGCAGGACCAACAGAATTAGCACCAATTGCACAAGCTACAGGTACAGATACACCTGAAAAAGAATTATCTAAAGAAGAATTTTTAAAACAAAATCCTAGTAAAGTAAAAGTATTTGGTGGACCTGGATACTCATATGCAATGAACAAAAGAAGAGAGGATGAAAATAGAAGATATGCTTCTTATCTTAAAAAATTAAGAAAAGATACAGAATCTCGTATGGGTGCAACTAGAGGGCAAACAATATAATGGATGCTAAATCTTTAATTAAAATGTACAATCGTGAAAAAACGAGTACAGAACGAAGTAACTTTAATGATATATACGAAACCTGTGCAGAGTTTTGCAATCCAAAAGCAGATGATATACAAAGTAAAAAAACAGCAGGTGAACGTACAGACTCACAACGAGTAACAGATATTGGTATAAAAGCAAGACGTATGTTTACTGCTGGTATGATGTCCCATTTATTTCCACAAGGACAAAATTGGATACGAGTAGTTACTGTTAATCGTGAACTTATGTCTAACGATAATGTTATTCGTGCATTATCTTCTGTATCTAAAAAATTTATTAATGCTATAGAAAACTCAAACTTTTATGAAGAGATGGGACAATGTATTGATCATTGTGGATACATTGGAACAACTACATTATATTGTGAGTCAGATAAGAAAAACTTTATTAACTGGCGATCACATTATATTAATCAATTTTATTTTTGTGAAAACTATCAAGGCCAAGTAGATACTGTTATTCGTGAGTTTAAACTTACTGCTAGACAAGCATTACAACAGTTTGGTGAAGATTGTCCAGAACGTATACGACAAGAAGCAGAAAATATGTCTACGCAAACTAAAGAGCATGAGTTTATTCATGTAGTTATGCCTAGAAATGGATATACTCCTAATACAGATAAAAAAGAAAATAAAAAAGTTGCATCAATTTATGTTAGTTTAACTACAAAAGAAATAGTAATGGAATCAGGATTTGATGAAATGCCTTACTCTGTGGGTCGTTTCTACAAAACAAACTATGAAAAGTATGGTAGAAGTCCTGCATCAGAAGTAATTAATACACTTCCTATGATAAATAGAATGGAAGTAGCTCGTATTCGTGGTGCTGAAAGAGTATCTAACCCCCCGTGGTTAGCTCCTAATGATGGTAGTGTTAGACGTATATCTAACGATCAAGGGTCTATTATATATTATAACGCAGGTAACCCACTATCTAAACCTGAACAACTACGACCAATGGACAATATTGTTGTTAATGATGCAATGATACAAAAGAAAGAACAAGAAGTAATGGATGCTTTTTACATTCCATTGTTTAATCCATTACATAATAAACAAAACATGACAGCATTTGAATCACAAGAAAGACTTAACTTATCATTACAATTTCTTACACCTGCGGTCAATAGATTAAATAAATATTTTGTTAAGCCAGCATTAGAAAGAGCATTTGGTATTATGTTACGAGCTGGTGCATTTAGAGAACTTGAAATAGAAGAGTTATCAGAAGCTAGTCTTGATTTTGATTTAGTAGGTAAAGCATCTATAGCATCAAGGCAAATAGAATTATTTGGCACAATGACTGCTGTTCAACAAATGGCACAGATAGCACAACTTAAACCTGAAATATTTGATAATTTAAATCCTGATAAAACAGCACGATTTATTCAAGAAGTAAATATGATGCCAATAGATTTACAATTATCAGAAGATGAAGTACAAGAAATAAGAGATGAAAGAGCAGAAGCTGCTGCTGCACAACAACAAGCAATGCAAGCACAAGCATTAAGTGACGCATATGCTAAAACAAGACAAGCACCCGAACAAGGTAGTGGTGCAGAGTTTGTTCAAGAATTAGTTAATCAAGAAGTAGAAGCAGCAGAAGAGGGTTAATGGATATAGTTGATAAAGTAACCTACGATTTTGAGTGGGATAACGAGAAGGATTTATCAGAAGAAACTAGACGAGCTTTTGTAAATCTTTTTAATATAGAAAATAATGATGCGTTATTAGTAACAAAATTTTTAGTAGGCATTTGTAAATGGCAAGATCAAACAGAATATAATGATCCTGTTATAGAAGCAAAGATGAATGCTTTACGAAATGTAATATTAAGTATTAAAAAACAAATTAACATGAAACCCATAGAGGAGGTCACTAATGAGTGAAGAAGAAGTAGTAGAGTCTACTGAAGAAGTAGTTGAAGAAGTCGCAGAAGAAACTCCAGTTGAAGAATCATCAGGATCATTTGTTGATAATATGTTATCACAAATTGATAATGAAGATATTAAATCAGCAGGATTTTGGAAAAACCTGGAAGGTAAAGATGCTAACGAAGTTGGAATGTATATTAAAGAACTTCAGAGCTTTGCAGGTAAAAAAGGTGATATTCCAAAGTCAGATGCTTCGCAAGAAGAGTGGGATGCTTTTTATAATAAACTGGGTAGACCTGAAGATGTCGACGGCTATGATTTTACCATTGGTGATGAGTTTACTAAAGTGGTTGGAGAAGAGTCAGCACCTTTCTTTGAAGATGCAGTTGAAGAGTTTAAAAAAGAAATCTTTAAAATAGGTGCAAGTGCAGATCAAGCTGAAAATTTAGTTGATTGGTATTTAGGGTTTGTAGCTAATAGCATTGAAGAAGACAATAAAGCTGTTGAAGAAAATATGCAAGCTATGGAAGCTGAACTTCGTAAAGAATGGGGTGACAGTTATGATGGCATGATGAATGGTATTGAAGTTATGCTTGAAGCTAATGGTATGCCAAAAGAAAATATTGAGTTTGCAAAAGAAGCTGGTTTATTAAAAGACCCATCATTTGCAGTTGCATTAGGAAGAATAGCTACTAAATTTGGAGATGATCCGGAAATAGGACATCATCAAACTAATACTATGGCAGGTGTTCGTGACCAACTATTTGATGTTGAACAAGAAGTTAAAGAATATCTTAAAACAGGTAAACCAATTCCTAAACATATATCAGACAAACGTATGGACCTAATGAATAAGTTAGGTGAAAATTTGTAAAGTTTTGTCTTGACATATATAAGTAGCATATAGTAATTATTTTTTTAACGAAAGAGATAACCTATTTTTAGACCTCTGTAAGTTAGCGTCAACCCAGACGTAAACTGGCAGGCAAGACCTCCTTTTGGAGATAATCAGAGCCGATTAGTCGTGTAAATTAATTAGCCAATTATTTAAAAAAGGAGATATAAAATGGCTTCAACTAGTATAACAACTGCATTCGTAAAGCAGTATGGTGCTACTCTAGATTTACTTACTCAAACAATCGGTGGTAAATTTAAAGGCACTCACCTCGAAGAATCTATCGAAGGTGAAGAAAAATATTACGATCAGTTAGGATCAGTTATTGCTGACGAGGTTACTTCTCGCTATGCTGATTCTCCTGAAAATGACATATCTCACGACAGACGTAGAGTAGTTGCTACTGCGTATGACGTTGGATTAATGTTAGATAAGTTCGATAAAGTTCAAATGCTTGTAAATCCTGAATCAGAATATGTTCAGCAACAAGTAACTGCACTTATGCGTAAGTATGACATTGAGTTCTTAAAAGGATTATTTGGTACTGCACAAACTGGTAAAACAGGAAGTGGTACTGCATCTTTAGCTGCTGCTAATAAAATTGCTCACAACAACGAAGGTCTTACTATTGATAAGATTGCTGAAGCAAGAGAGATTATGGAAACTAATGGTGTTGATCTTTCTGATCCATTAAACAAACCATATCTTGCTGTTAGTCCTAAAGCTTTACAAGACTTATTGACTAACACAACTGTTGCTTCTATTGACTTCAATAATATTAAGTCTTTAGTTAGTGGTGATATGAATACATTCTTTGGATTCGAAATCATCAAGTCTAATCAGCTTCCATTTGTAAATGATGCAAATGATGCTGACGGAACAAACCATATCGCAAACCTTTCTTGGGGAGCATCTGACGATCTTCCTGTTGCAGCAAGTGGTGGATCAACTACTGCTGGTAAGAGAGCTTGTGTTGCATATACTCGTTCTGCCGTACGTCAAGTTACTAATCCTCAAATTATGACAGAGATTAGCAAGCGTGACGATAAGAGATTTAACTACTATGCTTACTCTTGCATGAGAACAGGTGCTGTTCGTATGGAAGAAAAGAAAGTTGTTCAAATCGGTGTCAAAGAATCAGGTGCTAACGCAGGTTAAGGAGGATAATTAGATGGCAACAAATTCAACACAGATTACTGAAGTATATGGGTCTAATACATCCATTACTGCAAGTACAGCCAAAGATGGCACACAAAAGTTGTTTGACTCAAACACTAATGCAGTTGAAGTTAAAACTGCAAAGTTTGACTTTGTATCAGCTGCTGCTGCTCAAGACACATTCAACTTAACAGTATTACCACAAGGTGCAGTTGTTCTTAATGCAACTTTACAAACTAGTGGTGCTTTAGGTAGCGATAGTAGTACAAGAATCAATTTCTTTATTGATGATGTACAAATCGGAACACACGATTCTATCGGTGCTATAAACTCTGGTGCTGTTCAAAAACACACAGGGTGGGATCAAGCACCTGTAGCTGCTACAGGCATAGGTCTTGTAACTGCTGTAGTAAGTGACTCAAATACAGTAAGTGGATCAATCACTTGTACTGGTCAAATCTTTTACTACGTTGGTGTATAACAAGTAATATCAGGTGGCATCTAACTACCTTCTCGGTTAGTATAAGTCCACCATTTTTTAAGGATAAATATGGCATTAGGTAAAATAGAAATATGTAATCATGCACTTCTTAAAGTAGGTGCAGACACAATCGCTTCACTTGATGTTTCACAAGCCACAGATGATGGCGTTATTTTTTCTGCAAAACTTTGTAACATTCTTTTTGATCAAGCATTGGTTGAAACATTACGAAGTTATAATTGGAACTCTGCAACTAAACGAGTTCAGCTTACCAGGTTAGCAGAAGCACCCGCTTTTAAATATCAATATAAATATGCGTTACCTATAGATTATGTTAGATTAATTAATCTGTATGCGTCTACAGAAGCATATGATGACACAACAGAATGGTCCATAGAATCAGGAGAAGTATTAACAGATTATGATGCTGCATATCTTAAATATGTAGCTAAACCGGAAGATGTTAGTGTGTTAGACCCATTAGCACAACAAGCAGTTATATGTAATCTAGCTATGAAACTTGCTGTGCCTATGCATTTAGATGAAAAACTTAAAAATAATTTATTGACAGAATTACAAACAATCATACTACCTGCTGCTCGTAGTATCGATACAATAGAAAACAAAAATTGGGACAACGAAGAAAGCAATTTTCTAGTATCAAGAAACTACAGTTCACCAATAATATAGGAGATAATCTTGGCTATAAGTTATATACAAGCATTTAACTCTGGTGAACTATCAAGAAAAATGGATGGTCGTTCTGACCTAGAAATGTACAAGACTGGTTGTCGTGATTTAGATAATTTTTATGTACTATCACAAGGTGGAGTAGAAAGACGTAGTGGTACAGAGTTTATTGCTAAAACAAAAGGAGTAAGTAGTGCTGGTGATAAAGCTGTAAAACTTATACCTTTTGATTTTTCTGCTGATACTAATTATATTGTTGAAGTAGGTATTGGGTATATTCGAGTATATAATTCTGATGGTACTCAAGTATCAGATAGTGATGTTACAGGTACAGTACCATATACAGAAAGTGATTTAGCTGATATACAAGCGATTAGACGATTTGATACATTAATATTAACACATCCAAACCATGAGCCAATTAAATTAGTTCGTGCTACTATTGCACCTACATTTACTGTTGAAGAAGTATCTTTTGTATATCCACCAGTTATGGACCAAAACATTACTGCAACTACATTAGCTATAAGTAACGCAGCAGTTGGTACAGGTAAAACTCTTACAGCTTCTACTAATTTATTTCATACAAATCACGAAGGATCAACTTGGGCAATAGATCATGTAAGAACACCTGCACAAAAAACAGTAACAGGTGAATCTACTGCAGTAGGAGAAACATCATCATCAACATTAGATGTTAGTTTTAGTACATGGAATGTGCAAACAGATGGTACGTTTTTAGGGTCAGTAAAAATACAACGAGATAAAAATGATGGAGCTGGATTTTTAGATTACATTGTACTTGGTGATACTACAGGTGGTACAGCAAGAAACTTTAGTTACTCAACACCTATAGCAGAAGATGGTAATACACAAATAAAATTAGTGCATGATTTAGATAATAGTAATCCTGGTAAAATTTTATATGAAATACAAGCTGATGAAAACTTTACAAAGGGATTAGTAAAAATTACTACTAGAGGTGGTAGTCCTAATACTGATGGATTATCTACTACAGCAACAGTAGAAGTACTATCACCGCTAGGTGGTACAGGTACAACAACTACTTGGAATGAAGCAGCATTTTCAAACTTTAGAAAATTTCCTGCAGCAGCAGAATTTTATCAAAACAGATTATTTTTTACAGGATCAGAAGATGAGCCATCAACTATCTTTGGGTCTATATCAGGAGATATATTTAACTTTTTACCTGGTGCTACATCAGATATGGCCATCAAACGAACAGTTGATAGTCCTGAAAAAGCACAATATTTAATTGCTAAAAGAGATTTGTTTATGGGTACAGATGGAGGAACAGTATCTGTTAAGTCTGTAAACCAAGATGCTTTGATTACTGCATCTAATATTAATACACAAGTAGAAAATTCATATGGGTCTGCTAAAGTACAACCAGTAGTAGCAAATGATGTAGTTGTATATGTACAACGTAATGGATTAAAATTAAGAGAACTTATATATAGTAGAGAAGCAGATGTATTTGTTGCTAATGATTTAAATGTATTAAGTGAAGATATAACCGGTACAGGTATAAAAGAATTGTTTGTACAAAAAAATCCTGAACAGATTATATGGTGTATAAAAGAAGATGGTACTGCGTGTATACTTACTTATGATCGTATGCAAAAACTTATGGGTTGGGCAAACATTATTACTACAGGTACAATAGTTAGTGGGGCTACTATACCAGCAAGTGGAGAGGATTTAGTATATCTTTGTGTTAATCGTGGTACAACTGATTCTCCAATATTTTGTATTGAAAAGTTTGCAACTAGGTCTAATTTAGATTTTTATGTAGATAGTGGTGTTACAGCTACAGGAACTAATATTACTTCTGTTAGTGGATTAAATCATTTAGAAGGCAAGACAGTACAAGTAATAGCGGATGGTAACTTTCATTCAACACAAACTGTATCTAGTGGTGCTATATCTATAGATAAACAATCAAGTACAATTATAGCAGGCCTATCTTTTACTTCAACATTACGACCTATGCCTATAGAGCCAGCACTCGTTGGAAGAAACTCACAATCAAGAGTAAAAGCAGCATCTAAAATTATAGTACGTTTTTTAAATACTAAAGGTGGAGAGGTTGGAGAACAGGGCAGACAGTTAACTAGTTTTCCAACATTAAAAACAACTGACCCTGCTGGACAAGCAATAACAGTTAAAACTGGACAACAAAGATTTTTTGTAGGATCAGATTATGAAAGAGAAAAACTTATTGAAGTTAAACAAGATTTACCTTATCCTATGACTGTGTTAAGTATAGCGACTAATATAGATGTGGAGGGATCGTAATGACATTAGCGTTAGCATTTGGAATACAAGGTACTGCATCAGTTATTGGTGGATTGTTTGGTAGAAGTGCAGCTAAAAAGAAAGCAAAAGCAGCAAAAGCTATGGCACAATACAATGCTAATGTTGCTAGAGTTAATGCAAAATCTGAAGCAGATGCTATTGAGTTTAGTGCTAGACGTTTAGCAAAAGAACAACGTGAATTACAAGCTATGAGTCGTATGAGTGTAGCTAGTCGTGGTGGTACATTACAGGGTACAGATTTACTTTCTTATTTAAATCAAGTAGAAGAAATGCAATTAGATCAATTAGAATTACAACGACAAGCAGATATAGCTATTATAACTGGTGAGCAAAAAGCACAAGGTGCAATTTATCAAGGACAACAACAAGCAGCAATTGCTAAAGCAGAGGGTAGAGCAGCATTAGCTAAAGGACTTCTTGGTGCAGCATCAGCATATACTGGATTTAAAGTAGCAACAAAAAATTAATAGGAAATAATTATGGCTATACCATTACCAAAATATAAATCACAAGTAAGAGTATCAGGACAAGGTACAGCACAAACTATTGATCCTAGTTTAACTATTCAAGCTGCTGGTGCTGGTGATGCGTTACTTGGTGAAATTGTAGAAAAAGCTGGTGGTGTAGCATCTGAATATTTTCAAAAGAAAGCTAAATCAAAAGATGCTAAAACAGTTATTACAGCTGAAAAAGCTATAGCACAAGCAGAATTAAATATAGAAAAAGAAATAAATAAACAACTTGATGCTGGTAAAAATTATCAAGACGTTTATGAAGGTATTGTTAAAGCAGAAACTGAAACATTAAAAACAACAATAGATGGTTTAAATTTTGAGTATGGAACTGTAAAAAGAGATGTAAACAAAAAGTATGAAAACTTTAATACAAAACTTAATATTAATTCTGAAAAAGAAAAAAGAAGATTAAATACTATTGTTAAAAATGCAGCTATATCTAATGAATATAATGGTGCTACAAATCAATATAATGTTCTTACATCAGCTTTTCGAGAGGCAATAAAAAATGCTAAAACTGAACAAGAAATACAAGATATAACTTCATTATATGAATCTAATGTACAATCTTTACAAGATAATTTATCAGATGATAGCAATAAAAATAAATTTAAAGCATATACTGCACAAACTTCTACATTAGTTTCTACTGTTACAAAAGCAAAAACAGCTTCTTTAGAATTAGGAAAAAGTATAGATGATGTTGAACTAATCGCTGCAACAGCTCTTAATACAAATGATTATGAAAAACCTGGTCAAACTGTTACTATTGGATTTCCACCAACACCTATAGCAACAGGTCCTAATAAATCTCAAGTAATTTATTCTTTAGGCTTACAACAGTTAGTTGACCTTGATAAAATTAGTCCTGCTGAAAAAATTGAATTAGAAGCTAAATTTGAATCAAAAAAATTATCTAATAACTTTTATATACAATTAAAACAAAATATTCCTGAAGCTGAAAAACTTTTATCAGACCCTAATTTTGATAGAAATTTAATACCATCAGCAACAACAGCTTTATTTAATCAAAAAAATGCAATAGAAGCACAGTTTAAAACAATTCAAAACAATAATGCTAGTACATTTTTAACTAATGCTAATAAACTTCAACCAAATGTAGTAGTTGAAAATTTAGATGATATTTCTGTTATTGACCCTAATGATCCTACAAAAAGAATACCTAAAACAATAACAATAATGGGTATTGAACAACCAGTTATTGATCAAAACAAATTAACTATAATGACTAATATATTTCGAACTTTGCGTGATCCTATTTTTATGGATGAAGATACTCGTGCTGTATATGATAATATAATGTTTGAATTTCAATTTGCAATTGAAGGAGATGAATTTGTAACAGAAGAGTTAATGACTCTTATATCTAATCAAAAATTTAATGGAGAAATGTATAAAGGAATTTTATCAGCAATATTATCAGATGAAAATTTAAAAGATGATTTTTCAAATAATGAAAGAACAATATTTAAAGAATTATTAGGAGCATATCCAGCATATAGTGAACAATTTGGAGCTACATTAGCTGCACAATATCATGCAAATGCTCTTCAAGAATATTATAAACACTTAGAAGATGGCACATCTTTAGATGAATATAAACAAACAAACTCATATAAAACTTTTATAAGTGCTAAAATAAATAAAGATGTAGCTCAAAGAGCTGTAAACCCATCTAATAATGAAGAACGAAAAAATTTAGTAAATGGATATTTAAACCAAGCAAAAAAAAAGTAAAAAATGATAGACCTTAAAACATTTACAGAAACTGCTATACAAAATAATCCGGATGCAACAGCAGAAGATATAACAAATGCTTATAATTTATATGAAAAAGATTATAACAATGAGCAAGCAGCATATATGCAAAATCCTCCTAATCCAAAAACATCAACATTAACTGATATTGAAGCTTTTAATAAAACATATATAGAAAATAAAATAGGAGTAAAATTTTCTAATGATGAGCTACCAGCATACATGGGTACATATATGGGTATGCCTAATATTAGTAATGAAGAATTTTTAAATGAAATAGTTAATCTTGAATTAAATAAAGCACCTGTAAAACCTATATCTAATTTAGAAAAAGGATTAACTGATTTTGGTGGTGAAGCTATTAATCCTGAAACATTTAGTTTGTTTAATTTACCAAGTCAAATGGATATTTTAGATTTAAATAAAGATAATATTATAGATTATAAAGATAGACAAGCATATTATGATCAAGATTTAAGTCTTAAACAAAAAGTAATATATAATGTTGCTGATTTTATACATGATAGAACTTTAACATATGGTTATCCTGTTACTAAATTTATAGATCAAGTACCTAGTTGGTATAGAGCTATTAAATTACAACTTGATTCAGAAAATACACCTATACCTTTACTTGATGATATAGTTAAAGTTACTGGTGGTTTTTCTCTTTATGAAACTCAACAATTAGAAAAATATAGAGAAGAATTAAATGCAAGTGGTAATAAAAATTTTGCAGCTGCTATGGGTATAACAAAAGGAGCTACTGATACTTTATCATTTTTAAACGCATTAAGACTTGTACCAGGTGCTGGTTTTACTTATGGAACATTAGCAAAAGTACCAACTACATTAAAAAAAGGTAGTGCTGTTAAATATACTTTTGGAAACGTGCTTCGAGCATTAACTAATGGACAAAGAATAGCATTAGTATCTGCATGGACAACAGAAGGTGTAACACAAGAAGAACGATTAGATATATGGAAAATAACTACTTTATATGCTAGTACACCAGCATTATCAGGTAATGTTCCTAGTAATGTAGGTGCTAAAGGTGTTGATTTTATTCTTAATAGTTTAATATCTACTTTTAAAGAAGATGGAATATTAGATATTATAAAAAATGAAAGTTTATCAGGTGTTGAAAAATTATGGGCAGCAGGTGAACTTGTTGGTTATGATGCAGTATTTTCTGCAATGACACAAAGTTATGGAAAAACTGCTAATGCTCTTCGTGCTGATTTTCAAGCTATGGATCAATATACTAATCGGTTATCAATAGAGGCTCAACGACCAGGAACGTCTGGATTATTTAAAGATGATGGCAGTCCTCTTCGTAAATTAAGTTATGAACAATTAATAAAGTCAGGATTTTATGGAACTGATTTATCATCAGGTAGAGGAGGTGTATTTATTTTAGATAAAATTGAAACTCAAGGACTTAAAGAAATACAAAATACAAAAAATGAATTAGAAAAAGAATTAAAAAAAATACAAATTACTGAACAAAAAATTGTAGATGTAGGAAGAGATGAAACTAAAGTTGATGAAGTTAAACCTACTGATGAAGTTAAACCTACTGATGAAGTTAAACCTACTGATGAAGTTAAGCCTGTTGATGAAACTAAAGTTGATGAGGTTAAAGAAACTAAAGTTGATGAAGTTAAAGAAACTAAAGTTGATGAAGTTATTCCTGAAAAAATATTAGATAATAAAGAAATTAAAAAAGCTGTACAAGAAACTATTCTTCAAGGAATAAAAGATAATGAATCACAACCTGTTATAGATCAAATAATTAGAGGAAATCAAAGAATAGAAGAATTATATACTGTATTAGATGCACCAAAAGGAACTCAAGTAAAAACAGTAATAAATAAAATAAATAATATTAGGCAAAATAAACCAGCAGAAACTTTTACTATAAAAGAATATTACAAACTTTTAGAAAAAACTAGTAAAGATGCTCTTGTAAAAGGAACTTCTGATATACAAAAACAATTTAATGAGTTTTCAAAATTTGCTGATAATAATTTACCATATAAAACAGCTGATAGAATTAAAAAACAATTATCAAAACTTATTGAAAAAGGAACAACACCATTAAAATTTAATGAACAAGCTAGATCAATATTAGATAGAGCTACAGGACCTCAACAAAAAATAGAACAAGTTATACCTATAAAAGATATGTCTAAACGAGTAGATATGACTGAAGCTGAAATGTTGCGTGTTATTTTAAAAGAACAAGAAAAAGCTGCTACTGGTGCAAGAAAATCAACAGTAGATAAAATTGTAGCAAATCAAAAAATAGCACAAGATATTTTAAATAAAATGCCAGCAGCAACAAAAAGTAAAATGATTACTGCAATGAACAAAATTGCAAAAGCAAAAACTGATGCAACAAGAGAAAAATATTTAAATGAATTTACACAATATGCTAATAAAGTTGTTGATAATTTTTATAGATCAGAAGCATTAAGTAATTTAAATTTTGCTAAATCAGAAGCTCAAAGATTACTTAAAAGTAAAAGAGTTAATGATGAAATAAAAAATGAAATAGAAAAAGTTATAACAGAAATAGATAGTGGTAAATTAAAAGATAGTATTGATGATCTTATTAATAAAGCAACGATACCGGAACAAATAGAGTTACTAGCTAATTTAAAATTATATACTGAATTAATTCCTGTAAAACCACAGTCAGAACTTTCTACAAAAGAATTAAACCTACAAGCTGAAATGTTAAATAGCTATGTAAGTAAAATGAGTAGAATTATTGATGATATTACAAATAATAGAAAGTCAAAAATACAAGAACAAGTAATTAAAGAAAAATCTATTATTAATCAACGCAAAGAAACTAATGAGTTTTTTGAAAAAGTAAAAGATAAATTTGATAAATTTGTAAAAACACCTTTAGTTGGATATTCAATACCTCCAAGAGCGTTAGCTGAACAATTAGATTTTAGCAGAAGAGATGGTGTATTTACAGAGTATCAAACTAGATTAGAACAAGATTGGTCAAACATTTATAGAGTACAAGATGATATTGATAAAATTATGCTTCCTGTTTCTAGATTAATGGAAAAGAAAAAATTTTTAGAAAATAAAGATGTTATACAAATACCAGTAATAACTGTTGGTGGTAAAAAATTTAACGTAAAATTAGGTATAGCAGATAGATCAAGAATTTATTTAGCTAAACGTGATCCTGAAACTTGGGAAGAATCACAAAAAGCTGGTTTTAAAAAAACAAGAGGTAATCGATTTATTATTGATGAAGTGGCCTACAAAGCTATAGAAAATTATATGCGTAAAAATAATGAAATAGAAATTTCTGAAAGAATAATACAAGCATATTCAACATTAAGCAGATATACTGATGATGCCTCTATAAGAATAAATGGATTTCCTTTATCAATAGATAGTTATACAGGACCAAGAATAAGAGAAGGTGCTTTAGTTGGTGCAGAAGGATTAATTGCACTAAAAGATATAAATTTAGAAACAGGTAAAACATTTAATGATAATGTAAATAATTTCTTTATAGAAAATAGTGGTAGATTTAAGCCAAGAGCAAAAGCTAGTAAAAAAGCATTGTTAATATATAATCCAGAAAAAGTATTAGGAAATGTTACACAAATAGTTTCTTTGTATTATGGAAGAGGAGAAACTTTAAAAGATATAAATTTATTTTTAAATGAAATAAATAGATTAGGATCATATGATGAATTAGAAAGAACTACTATTGCTGAACAATATCAAAAAGTAGGTAGGCAAGTAGAACTTTCTAACTATAAAAAATTTATAGAAAGTTTAAATAAAGCAGGATCACCAAGATTTCAAGGACCTGTAAGTAGATTTTTTGCAGGTGCAGAACAACAATTTATTACTTATTTAGGACCAAGAGCATTAGGATTAAATTTAAAAGTGTCTGCTGTTCAAGCAGCTTCACTACCTACTGCTGCTTCTGTAATGAATAAACAAGATACTGATAATATGTATAAAGCATTTTTTACTGGTAAGCCTACTAGTATAGCTGAAATGAGTAATAAATCACCTTATTTATCTGCCAGATTTAATAAAGGAAAGTTAGGATATATCTTTTCAGAAAAAGGTATGGCTGAAAAAGATTCTAGATATATGGGATTAATTAGAGGAATGGACTCAAAAGTTATTGGCTCTATATATTCATCTATGCAAAAAAGAGTTATGAGAGAACAACCATTTTTAAAATCTAAATCACCTGATGATTTTAATAGAGAAGTTGAAAGATTAACTATGGATATTATGTTTAAAACACAGCCTACTTTTGAAGATGTATCAAGGCCACTTGCAGCAACAGAAACAAATCCATTAGTTCGTATGGCTTTTGTATTTTCTTCACAAAGAAATAAAAACTATTATTTATTATATTCATCTTTTATGGATACAGCTAACGCTATTTCTCAATATGGTTTTGCAAGTAAAGAATTTAAAGATCAGTTGTTGCAATCAAGTAATACTCAAATGAATCTTTTACTTGCTTCGAGTATAGTAGCTGGTCTTAACATAACTGCTAAAGAATTTATGAGTTTAGCTACAGAAGAGAAATATGCAACATTACCTCCTGATTATTTTGAATATGCAGATAAATCTATAAAAGAAAAATTCTTAAAAGAACTATTAATAGTGTATGGGGGTAATGTAGGTGGTGGTCCTAGTGCTGTTGTAAGTGCGTTACAAGGATTTGATTTAATAAAAACACCTTATGATGCACCATTATTAGATTTAAAAAGTGGTTTTGAAGCATTAAAAATGACTCAAGAAATGTTAAAATTATTAGATGCTGGTAAGATAAGAGATTTAGAAAATTATTGGCAAGTTAATGGATTGTTATATGCAGATAAATTATCTGAAGGATTAAATTTATTAGCAGCTATTCCTCAAGTTAGAAAAACAGTTGGTCCTATTCCTACAGCAAACTTATATAAATGGTTTTATGAAATACCTGCTGCTCTCGTTAAAGAGTTAAAAGAAACTGACAGAGAAAAATATCAAGAAGGAAAAGCAAAAAGAAAGAGAGAAAAAGAAAGAGAGAAAGAAGAAAAAATTTCACCAAAAAGAAAAGAAAAGGAAGAACTTGATAAAATAATAGATAGTGTAAATTTAAAATTAAAACAATTTAAAAATCCAAAATAATCTTGACAATGGGTAATTTATAATATACACAACAATGTAAGGGGAAAACATGGCAATTTCAACATTAAAAAACAGAGAATCTTATTTATCATTAGAAAATCAGACAAGTTTTGATTTTACTATTAGTGGTGTAAGAGTACCATTTTTTGCAAATTCAGATATTAAAGTTTTTAAAAGAGAGTCTGGAGAAACAGCAGACACAGAATTAACATTTAATGCTTCTCCAACTAATAATACACAGTTTAGTATTACAGCAGTAAATAACGATACCAGGCAAGGTGGGACCATAGTTCTTGGTGGTACAGGTTATGCTGCTAATACTACTATAACAATAGAACGTGTTGTTCCTTTTACCCAAGAATACACATTACAAGAGGGGTCATCTATTGATCCTACAGCTTTGAATACTGCATTAGATAGAGCAGTAGCACAAACACAACAATTAGATGATGATAGAGTTGTTACGTTTCCTGCATCTGACGCTTCATCTGTAACATATAATGTAACTGAAAGTGCAGCATCAAGAGCAAGTAAAGTATTAGGGTTTGATAGTAGTGGTAATATTAATACACAAACATTTTCTACTGTAGCAGGTGATGCTGTTACTGGTGGTAATGGTATAGATATTACTGCTAATAATATATCAGTAGATGTTACAAGTGATTTTTCATTTAATTCCGGTGAATTACAATTAGCTTCAGATTCTGTTGATACAGCAGAAATAAAAGATAGTGCAGTAACAGAAGCCAAGATAGGTAACAATGCAGTTACAGCTTCTAAAATAGCTGGTAATGCAGTTGGATCAGCACAAATATCTGATGGTGCAGTAGGCTCTTCAGAGTTAGCTGGTAATGCAGTTAGTCTAGCTACAATGGCACAGATAGCACAAAATTCTTTTATTGGTAGAACAAGTAGTGGTACAGGTAATCCTGAACACGTTGCTTCAACAGCAATAAGTGATTTAGTAATTGGAGGACTTCTTACAGATGGTACAGGATCAGGTACAGGTAGTGGTACTGGTACACTTGTTAATGCTAAAATTATAACTTTAGGAACAGGATCAAATAAATTAATTATTAAATTTTTTACAATAACCTCAACAGATGATAATGATCAAACTTTTACATTTGCAAGTGCATTTCCTAATTCAGTTTTATTTTGCACTGTATCTGATACTTTAGGTACAATATCAAGTGTAACAACGTCTCAATTTACTTATAATAGATCAGATGCTTACGATAATACGCTTACATTATTTGGAATAGCATTCGGTACTTAATTTAAAAAAAAAGGATAATATTATGTCAATAGAAGCACAAAAATTCCCTAACACAGGGGAAAGTATTCAAGTCGGTGGTATGACTGTAAAAGGTAATGCTAATACAGCTATAACTGTAAAAGCAAACTCAATTATAGAAGTTGCTGATACAGCAGGTGCTGGTGCATATGTTAAATTAGATACTTCTGATCCAGGTACAGTATCTAGTGGTACATCAGGTGCATTCTTTATTCCACCATTCGGAGTATCAAGACCATTTAAAACTGGTGAAAATACAGTTATTCGTGGCTCTGCTGTTATTAATGTACGAGAGTTGTAATGTCACTATCGTTAAATTTAGGACAAAAAAGTGGTACAGATTTATCTAATAGTTTGTTACCTGAACAGACTAATTTAAATACTTGGCTTACACAACCATCTACAGATGGTAAAACATTAACTAATGTTAAAGGTACAGATGTTTCTTTTAAAGATATTAATGCACTTACTTTTGATGGTAGTGATGATTTAATACAAGCTAATAACACAACTTTAGGTGCAGGTAATTTTTACTATGAAATAATATTTAAATATCAAACAGGTGATAATCAATATATTTTTATAGATGGAGATACAGGTGTAAACGATAGATGGATAGGTTTATTTTATACATCAGGAAGTGGTGATGGGGTACAAGCTAGTTTTGACAGCGGAACAAAAGAAACTTTAACTGTTTTTAGTTCTGCACAAGTATCTAATAATGATATTGTAAAAGTTATATTAAAAAGAGCAGGGTCAACATTAGAAGTTGAGGGCCATAATCTAACTCAACAAGGAACTCAAACAGACTCATCAAGCAATAGTGGTGATTTTTCAGGTGGTAATAAATTAACCATAGGTGGTTTATGGAATGGAACAGGTATTTCAAATCATGCCGCTTTTGAATTATATTCTTTTAAAGCGGGAACAAGTGAAACAGATTTAGTTGTATATTATCCTTGTTCAGAGGGTTTAGGAGATAGAGTATTTGATGTTAGTGGTACAGGAAATCATGCAACAGTAACAGGTGCTACTAGAAGCACAGAGTCTAGTAATTTAATACAGTCTTATAATAATCAATATGGTTTTACTACTAATGTTATAACACATAAATCAGCATTTGTTGGTACAAACATAACAGCTGTTTTAAATGCAGATGATGAATTAGTATTAACAAAAACAAGTAGTGGAACTGGTAATATCATTTTAGGATTACCTATTCAATTAACAGGAAGTGTAACATATTCTTATGAAGCTAAAAATAGTCAAAATGGAGCTATAGCACAGAATATATTTTTAAATGATTCAGGTGCTACATTTAAAAATTCTAGTGGTCAAACAGTATTAGGAAGTTCTAATACTTTTAATACATTTACAAGTAGTGGTACTGTATCAACCGATCAAGATATAGGATTTCAAATGACAAACTATTCTTTCTTTACTAATGGAGAAACAGCAACTATTCGTAATTTAACTATAAGACCTACTAGTGGTACTTATAGAATACCTGCATTACCTAATAAAACAAAACAAGGTTACACAGCAGATGGCGTAGCTGATGAAATAGAATTTAATCATAGTATAAATGCTAGTTCTGATTTTGAATTTGAAAGTGAATTTATTGTTAATGACCCCTCATTATCATTACAAGCAGTATTTTCAGCTACAGGAAGTACAACCAACGACAGAGGTATGTTTATTAGATATGAAGCAGGTAGTACAAGATGGTTAATAAAATTAGGAGATACTACTTATTATATTAGTAGTCATTCAATAGCTAGAGGAGATGTATATAAATTTAATATTAAATATCATTCTAGTACACAGAAAGTTACAGTGACTATGACTAAAAATGGAACAACTACCACACCTATAGATAATCAAGATGTAACTTATGTTCCTGATTTTAATGGTCAAGCATCATTAGGCTCATTACGTTGGTCAACTTCATCACCCGCAGGGTTTACATTTAAAACTTGTAAATTTATACAAGGAACTACAACTAATGTAGAACTCGATATTAATAATAGTGCAGGATTATCTACTGTTGCTGACTTATCAGGCAATGGAAATAATGGTACATTACAAAGTGCTACTCTTTCATTAAATTGGGCTAAAAGATATACTGACTCTGATGGTATTATAACAAATGCTAATTATACAGGAGGAGATACTGATATAACAAATCCTAGTGGATATGTTCATAATGGTAGCGAATGTGGATTAGATTTAACTACTACAGATGTAAGTGCATCAGACATAGCAAGCATTAATAATGCAAGTGCTACACAAACTTTTGCAAAACGAGATGCAACAAATTCAGAATTAGTTACACAACTTTTACAATATAGTAGTGCGTTATCAGACGCAGGAGAATTAGCGAGGACAAGAGCTTATGTCGGTTAATGAAGAAGATATAGTTGTAGTACCACACAAATACGATAAATTTTTTAACAAAGAAAATGGTGTAGTTTATGCTTTTCTTGAAGTGCCTACAACATTTTTATCTGAAGAATTACCAACAGATGCAACGTGGTCTACTAAAGAAGATGAATCACAAAAAACTATAGAAGAATATGTTATATCCATACAAAAATCTAATGATGAAACTAAATCTATTATAGGATTAATGGGTACAATAGCACCTACTTATCGTGTGCGTATGTTCGGTAAAAACGATTTACAAGATTGGGAAACTTGGTTAAATACCAAAGGATATAGTATAGATAACTTTCTCACCATAGAAGAACGTAATATCTTATTGGAATCAGATGACTATGAGTAAGAAAGGTAAAAACGTAACTATCAAAGGTGTACTGTATGAAGATGGTATGTTTGATCACCGCAAAGATGATGACATCTACAAATCTAAAGGCGGTAAAGAAGCAGTAGAATCTACAGTTACTGAAACAGCTACAACAGAGGTAGTAAGCCAGGCAACACAATCAGGCATACAAGCTGTAGTTACACAGGTCCAAACACAGGTAGCTAATCTGGGTGCATCAGGATTAATAGCTGTAGGTAGTGCGGGTGCATTTCAGGTAGAACATATGCACGACCATACAACACAAGCAGTAGAAAAAGCTACACCTATGATAACAGAGTTAATAGAAACAGGTACAATACAAGATACAATACCTGAAGGACATAGTAAGTATGGACAGGAGATACCTGTAGTTAAAACATTTTTTGGTGTTAAGGTTGGAGAAGAAAGAACTAAAACAGACGAACAAAGACAAGCTGAAGAAACTATGGTAAGATCAGCAAGAAGTCCTGGTGTAAATGATTTTCAAGAAAAAGAAGCGAGTATGGAATGATACACTTTGATATAATTTGGGAACATATACAACCACACATTACAGGTATCTGTATTGGATTAGGTGGATTAATATGTACGTTAAGTATGTTTATGCCAAGACATTGGAAGATATTTAAATTAATTAGTTGGATGAAAAAGAAATGATAAAAAATATAATTTTATGGATAGGGTTTGTGTTACTAATAATGTTTGCAAGCATTACTAGAGGTGACTTATATGTGTATGATTTAGAAGCTACGCTTACAGAAAGTAATGTTACCTATGTGGACCAAGAGCCATTTTATTATGATATATTTCATATACAAACAGATGGATATGCGACTTTGGCCTTTGATAACTACGATGCTGATTTAGGTAGTAGTAATTCTAACTATGATTTTAATGATCCATATCTTTATTTGTATGAGATAGAACAACATACATTAAATGGATTTAGTAGTGGGTCAGTACAACTTACACTGTTTGATGAAGATGATGATGGTAATGAAGATAGTCCGGAAGGATTATACTTTTATCTAGATGATGTACAGATACATAATCAGTTAGTAGCAGTTGTATCTAGTTATGACCCATACGTTGTAGGTACAGTAGATTTTACAGTAACAAGTAATCAACCATTAAGTATTATTCCAGAGCCACAAGCTATAAGTTTAATATTGCTAGGTGGTGCAAGTTTATTAATAGCTAAAAGGAAACTGTCGTGAATGATTGTATTGAAAAAGGTTTAGTAGGAACAATAGGATTTGTTAGTAGTTGGAATCTACAATGGGTTAATCCTTTGTTATCGTTAGTTATATCTATATTAACTATAGTATATTTAGTTATAGGAATAAAGCAAAGGTTGAGTAAGTAATGGGTCATAAAAAAGGTCATAGTAGAGTAAACGAAGCGGGTAACTATACAAAACCAACCATGCGTAAAGCATTGTTTAATCGTATTAAAGCTGGGGGTAAAGGTGGTAGACCTGGACAATGGTCTGCTCGTAAAGCACAGATGTTAGCTAAAC